GTCTTTGTATACAGGCAAGACCCACAAACACGCGGACGGTACTCTTATGACGGGCGCGGCTATGTCTAAGTCGTCTACTAAACTGTCTCACTATAAAGACCTAAGTAAAGCTGCGAAAGGTAAAGTCGATGGCGCTGGCAAAAAGTCAAAAAAGCCTTAAGAATTGTGGCAAAGAAGACTGGGGAACCAAGAGTGGCAAGAACTCCACACAGGGGTCAAAAGCCTCTGGCGAACGGTATCTACCCAAGAAAGCGCGAGACTCTTTGACGGATAAAGAGTATAATGCTACATCAGCGGCCAAGCGCAAAGGCAAAGCAGCCGGTAAGCAGAACGTGCCACAGCCGAAAAAGATAGCCAAAAAGACGGCTAAGTTCCGAAGTAAAAAGTAACCCGCCGGGTAAGGAGAAACCGTAATGGCCACTGTAGTCCCAGATTTATCTGAGTTGTTTGAAGAAGCATACGAACGTGCTGGCGTGGAGATGAAGTCTGGTTACGACCTAAAGACTATCCGCCGCAGTTTAAACTTACTCACACTGGAATGGCAGAACCGTGGACTAAACCTGTTTACTATCGAGGCGGGAAGCATACCGCTTGTGGCGGGAACCGCGACGTATACTATGCCTGCAGACACCATAGACCTAATAGAGCATAGCTTGCGTACGGGATCAGGGACTTCACAGCGCGACATATCTTTGCAGCGTGTTAGTGTTTCTACATACGCGCAACAATCCAGCAAGAATATGATGTCTCGTCCTACACAAGTATTTCTACAGCGCCTGCCAACGTCCGTCACTGTGACTGTGTGGCCCGTGCCAGACGCGTCTGAGCCCTATGTTATGTCATACTACCGCCTAAAGGGTATAGACGGCATAGACGGGGGCGTTGGGGGCGAAGTAACGTCCGTGCCACCTCGGTTTGTACCTGCACTCGTAGCAGGTTTGGCCTACATGATAGCGGTTAAAAAGCCAGAAGCTGTGTCTCGCGCTCCGTTGCTTAAAGCGGTATACGACGAGCAATTCACTCTCGCTGCAGGCGAAGACGAAGAGCGTGCATCCATCCGATTAGTGCCGGGACGATGACATGAAGGGCAGCAAAAACGCTTACGGTATATGTGACCGCACTGGGTTTAGGTACAAGCTAGACGATCTCGTATACGAGTCTGTAAACGGTACTCGCACAGGTCTTCGTATTGGTAAAAACGTTAGCGACAAAGATCACCCACAGAACTTTATTGGGCGTGTTAAAACGTCAGACGATCAATCCCTACGCGATCCTCGCCCAGACACGTCGCCCGGATCAGGACTTCACGGGTGGAATCCTGTTGGTAATGACGCGCAATTTATGGTTGGGTATGTTGGAACTGTTACGGTTAAAACGGAGTAAGTTAGATGAACTACACACAATTAACCGCCGCGGTTAAGTCATACACAGAAAATCTAGAAGCTACGTTTGTAGAAACGATACCGACGTTTATAAAACAAGCGGAGGAACGTATTATACGTAACCCGCAAGTTCGCATCATAGAACTGCATAAAAACGCAACCCTGACGCTATCTGCAGGAGACCGGTTTTTATCGCGCCCTGCGGACTTTATAGCCATGTCATCGGTAGCGGTCATTAGCGCGGCCGGTAAGTATTCTTTTGTGTACGACAAAGACACAAACTTTATACGAGAAGCGTATCCTGATCCTGCAGTTACCGGCGTACCTAAATACTATACCCAGTTTGAGGGCGACGTAGTTTCGCCTGCGTCTACCGGAAAGTTTATGTTCGGCCCAACGCCAAGCGCAAATTACTCGGTAGAGTTACATTACTACTATGACCCCGTATCCATAGTAGACGCTGGGTCTTCGTGGTTCGGGGATAACGCAGAGATGGCCCTGTTGTATGGCACACTTATCGAAGCCTACACGTTTATGAAGGGTGATGCGGATATCATGGCTGGATACGAAAAGAAGTACGCAGAGGGCATGGCTGGTTTAGGCGTGGTAGGCTTACGTACGCATAGAGACAACTATAAAGACGGTGAGTTATCCGTATAACTGGAGATTATAAATGCCTATAAACCAAACGCTGTGCACGTCCTTTAAGAAGGAGCTCATGGAGGGAGTACATGACTTTACGAGTGACACGTTTAAAATAGCCCTATACTCTAACGCTGCATCTATTGGCGCCGCGTCTACTGTTTATACCTCTACTGCAGAGGTTGTAGGGACGGGTTACGATGCTACGGGTAAAAGCCTAACCGTAAGCGGCGGGGCCGTGTCCGTATCAGGGACTACGGTTTTCGTGGACTTTGACGACGTACTGTGGGCAGAGTCGACAATAAGCGCCCAAGGTGCCCTTATATACAACAGCACTGCGCTAGGTAATCCTGCCGTGGCCGTTCTAGATTTTGGTATAACACGATCAACGTACGCGGAAACATTAACTGTTGCTTTCCCCAGTGCAAACGAAACGCAAGCTATTGTGCGTATATCTTAGCAAAGTGGACTACTGCATACGCGTGTGGTACAGTAAACATAACCGACAAACCGTAAGGATAGACTATGCCAACAACATTTACCCAGAACAACGGTTTGTCCAAGCCCGGTAACGGCGAAGGCAGCGGCACGTGGGGCAATACTGCAAACACAGTGTTTGACATAGTAGACCGCGCTATATCAGGTGTCGGGGCGCTGACTCTTAGCGGCACTACGACTACCTTGGCTACGAGCGACGGTATTCTATCCGACGGTAACTATAAAGTCCTTGTGTTAGGGGGATCACCCTCGGGCACAAACACTATATCCCTTACCCCGACTGACGCACAGAAAGTGTACATGGTCTTTAACAACACGGCACAATCAGTCGTGTTTAAGCAAGGTTCTGGGGGTACAGCCACAATCACCGCAGGGTCATCCGCTATGGTATACTCAGACGGAGGAGGCGCAAGCGGGGCTGTTTCTGACCTAACGGCTCAATTCCGCCTAAGTAGTGTGTACGCGAAGTTAACCGCAATCAACGCTTTAGCAGTTACAAACGGGAACTTTATCGTAGGTAATGGAAGCACGTGGATTGCTAATACACCCGTACAGGCCCTTGTAGCTCTGGGGGTTACATCCACCGCCGCGGAACTAAACAAAGTAGACGGGTTTACGGGAGTTGCGGCGGACCTTAATTACGCAAAAGACTTGCGTGCGACCAACGTTACCGACACCGAGTACAACTATCTCGACGGTGTAACATCTTCTATCCAAACGCAGGTTGACGCTAAGTCACCCACTAATAACCCCACGTTTACTGGCACAGTGACCACCCCCGTAATGAGTCTTGGGGACGGATTTACGATTAGTGCGGACGCGAATAACCTTATTATAAAAAAAGGTGCTACGGTTATCATGAATATATCGAAAGACGGTGCCATAGTTGCACGCTCCGATGTATCCGCGTTTGACACGACTATTTAATAAGGGAAAACACCATGGCGATACCATCATCAGGTAAGTTGACCCTCTCTAGTATTCAAACAGAGTTCGGGGGCAGTAACCCTACGAGCCTTAGTGAATACTATCGAGACGGCGGTTTAGTGACCGACAACAACACAGACGTGCCTACATCCGGTAAGATTAGCCTTGGTGATTTTTACGGCGCGTCAAATATATTCCGCTTTACAATTAGCTCTGACACTAAAGAGGCTAACATATCGGTACTTGCGCTCGCAGGTGGGTGGAGTGGTGCTGGTCCTGTAGAAGTAACTATAGCGTCAGGAGTATGGTGCTGGTCAGACGACACTAGCAAAGGCGGGATTATTATACCGTCAAGCATGACATCTACGGTACTCATTACGAACAATGGATACATCATCGGTCGCGGTGGAAATGGGGGAGCAGGCCCGTTGGTAAATGGGGCGGCAAACGACGGACTACCCGGAGGTCCGGCTATACAGTTATCCAACTCGGGAACTACGATAATTAATAACGTATCTTCGTACATAGCGGGTGGCGGTGGGGGCGGCGCAGGCGGAACAACTAACACCACGGATGCTTCCGGTGGTGGTGGTGGTGCAGGAGGCGGAACCGGCGGTGCAAGTGGAAATAGTAATTTTGGGACTACGCCTGTAGCCGGGGGCGCCGGTGGAGCTATAGGAGTAGCGGGTGATAACTCGGCTGCTAACGGGCAGAACACAGGTGGACTTGGCGGCGAAGCGGGCGGTTCTGGTGCAGGACGCCAGCAAAACGACTCGTCTAACCGAGATGGCATATCCGGCGGCGGTGGCGGCGGTCGCGTATTGCTCGGAAATGCGGTAAACGCAAGATATCCTAGTGGTAGTGGTGCGGACAGCCCCGGAGGATTTGGCGGCGCGTACAATCAAAACGGAGGCGCGAACAATAGGCAAATAGCGTCTAATCCGGGCCAAGACTATGGCAGTCTTTCTACGCAACCGTCAGGCGGTGGGGGAGGCTGGGCTATGTCTGGAGGCGACAATACCGCGGGTCATGACGGCGGAGACGGCGGTGCGGCAATATCGGGCAGCAAAGCCGGACTTACCAACAACGGTACAATTTTTGGAGCCACATAATGCCACTGCAGAAATTACAATTTACGCCGGGTATTAATAGAGAGTCTACGGATTACGCTAACTCCGGTGGTTGGTATCACAGTAGCCTTATACGTTTTCGTAAAGGATTTCCCGAAACTATTGGAGGGTGGGCAAGACTATCTAACCTGCCGTTGCTAGGTTCGTGCAGATTTTTAAAAGCGTGGTCGGCGCTAGACGGCACGTCACTATTGGGCGCGGGCACGCATTTAAAACTTTACATAGTAATCGGCGGAGACCCCGTAGATATAACGCCTTTGCGGACTACAACCAGCGCAGGGGATGTGACTTTTTCAGCTACAAACGGTTCAAACGTTTTAACAGTGTCTGATACGTCTCACGGGTTATCGGTTAACAACTTCGTAACTTTTTCGGGGGCTAGTAGTTTAGGAGGTGTAGTAACTGCAGCCGTCTTAAACGCAGAATATCAAGTAGCATCTATAACCAACGCGGGGGTCTATACCGTGGTTATGGCAGTAACAGCTAACGGATCAGACAACTCCAACGGGGGCTCAAGCACCGTGGGCGCTTATCAGATACCCGTAGGTATAGACAATTCGGTAAATGGTACTGGGTGGGGCGCAGGCGCGTGGAACGAAAACCCTTGGGGTGGTCCAGCGGACACAACTGTGGCGGGGGACCGTTTGCGACTGTGGACTATGGACAACTGGGGTGAAGACTTAATAGCTGCGGTCCGCGATGGAGGCGTATATTATTGGAACCGAAGCGCAGGCTTTTCCGCCCGCGCTGTAGCATTAAGTGATTTAGCGGGGGCGTCTTCTCCACCTGTTGTCGCTGTTTCTGTGCTTGTGTCTGAGAAAGACCGCCACGTCATAGCGTTTGGGTGCGATCCCGAGGGTAACTCGACTACACAAGACCCTATGCTAATACGTTTTTCTGCCACTGAAAGCCTTACTGAGTGGAACACAACTGCGGAGAATACCGCGGGTAGCTTGCGCTTGGACTCGGGTAGCTCGATCGTAACTGCAGTGCAAACGCGCCAACAAATATTTATCCTTACCGACTCTGCCGCATACACTATGCAGTTTATTGGGGCGCCATTTACGTTTGGCACTACAGAGATATCGGTGGGTACGTCAGTCATATCCAGCAACGCGGCCATACCGGTGCAAGATACTGTCTACTGGATGGGCGACGGATTGTTCTATAAGTTTGACGGTATTGTATCCGTTATACCGTGCTCGGTAGACGAGTATGTATTTAGTGATCTAAATTACGACCAGCTGTCAAAAGTAGTATCCGGTGCAAACGCTGCAGACGGTGAAGTATGGTGGTTCTATCCATCCGAAGGCGTGGATAACGTAAACAGGTACGTGATATACAATTACCAGCAAGACATATGGTATTACGGTGATCTCGCACGCACTGCGTGGGTCGACCGTTCTATAGAAACTTACCCGTTAGCGGCTGCACAAGACGGGCATATATACTTTCAAGAGTTTGGACTAGACAACGGCGAGTTTAATCCGCCCACTGGACTAAACTCATTTATCGAGTCAAGTCCATTCGAGATAGGCGCGGGGGATAAATTCGCATTTGCGTCACGTATCATACCCGATCTAACGTTTAGAAACTCTACAGCCCCCGCCCCAAAGGTTATATTTACCACAAAGGCGCTGCAGTTTCCGGGCGGTAATTATTACGGTGCGGACGAAGAAACTGTAACGGGAACCGCGGCACTGCCTATAGAGCAATTTACTAACCAGCTATACGTACGACTACGCGGGAGGGGGATGTCCATGCGTGTAGAATCTGATATGGCGGGGGTTTCATGGAGATTGGGGAGCCCACGAATAGAATTACGTACGGATGGAGGTAGATAATGGGCAACTCAACGCCGATCCCGTTCTTTCCTGTACCCCCTACCGTTTATTCAGCGAGATATATGTCCGAAATAACACGGGCGTTTTCGTTATACACGACTCAGCAGCTTGCTAACGTCTCCCTAGCGGCCCTAGTAGCGCAGATACGCAACACTAACGCGATATCCAATCTAAATGCTACTTCGACGTTTACTGATGTAGTTATAGACGGAGAACAAGATCAACTAGACAGTGGGTTTACTAACGGTACTACTGGCATTGTATGCGGGTTTACCGGTCGGGTAAAATGCACAGTGCACATAGATTATTCGTCTTCTGTGGGCCGCGCTAGTGTGCATTTAGGCGTTGCTGTTGACGGGGTAACACAGCCAATATTAGGAAAAGGCGGGTACATAAGAAGCGCAAGCGGGCACAACGATGCCACCGCCACATCAACGCAATACATACAAGTTACCAGCGGTGATGAAGTTACCCTGCAAACAAAGCAGGGCGCATCTGGTGGTACTTGTGCGGGAACGGCGGGAAAATGTATGTTACTTATGGAGCGATGGGCGTAGTAAAGTCTACCCGACATAACTTGCAGGTAGCTAAAAACTTAAAATATGTGTAATGTGCATCAACAATGACGTAGGAGATTAACCGTGGGATACTTAGCAGACGCAGCGCGAGGAATAGAGTCTATCGGCAGTGGTATTAGAAATACTGTTCGAGACGTATTTGGCGGGTCGCAAAGAAGCAACGCTAACATTAGAGGCGAAACGCCCACGAAGTCTCTTCGCCCTCGTGCACGGCCGAGCGATCTAAATAGCGGCATCGCATCTATCTCCAATAACAATAATATTAGAAGCCGTAGGGACCGCAACGACAATGATACGCGTAGTGCCCCCGTACCAGAAAACGTAGAACCTACGTATGCGTCACGGGCCGCAGAAGGCAGCTTCGTGCAACCGTTAAACCCTAATTATGATCCATCCGATCCTATGTCGCAACGATACGCAAGCCGCCCGTCATACGAGGCGCTGGTTAAATACCGAGACGACCTTAAGAAACCGGCTTCAAAGATGGCCGAGGGCGGTGCAGTAGGTGAAAAAGAACAAGTTATAGATGCAGCTGTAGCCGCTATCACAGGGCAACTTACCGGAGAAGAGGCGGCCGTAGCACTCGCTATGTTCGTTGAGTCCTATGGAGAACAAGAGCTTGAGAAACTCGTAGCCGCAGCGCAATCCAAAACGCAAGGTGGCGAAGTAGAGGGTCCGGGCACAGGGAAGAGTGACGACGTAGACGCTGCAGTAGGTGAAAAGCCATACAAGCTGTCTAACGGAGAATACATTATGCCTATCGAGGCGGTTAAAGCGGTTGGCGGCGGTGATCACGCTAAAGGCATCGAAG